CGTGCCCTTCTAGGGTTGACAAATTTGTAAAAGCGGTTTAGGTTCAGCGTACCAAACACCACATTGAGGAGATGAGAATGAGATACTGGGACGACCGCGTGGAACTTTCCACGCTTGTCGGCAAGACGCTTGCCGAAGTCAGAAGATCTGGCGACGAAGAACTGTTTTTTACCACGCAAGAAGGCGAAACCTTCAAGATGTACCATTCGCAGGATTGCTGTGAGTCGGTCTACATCGAAGACATTGAGGGCGACCTTGATAGTCTCGTCGGCAACCCTATCCTTGTTGCAGAGGTTGCCAGCAACGACGACCCGGAGGCTAACGAAAGCGGAACGTGGACCTTCTATAAGCTGGTGACGATTAAGGGCCACGTGGACATACGTTGGTACGGCTCGTCGAACGGATACTATTCGGAATCGGTCGATTTCGTGAAGGTGTCCGCATGACCAAACCAGCCAACGATAACTATTTGGCCGCCGACGTCGCCAACCTCGAAGCGCTTTTCGCCGACATGCTTGCCGCTTATCCCGAGCTCGAAGCCGACGAAGAATTGCGCGCCGATATGCTGGAAGGAGAGACCAACTTCCACGCCGTGCTGACGCGCCTCGTAAATGGTGAGCGCGACGCCGACAGCATGGCAAAGGCCGTGGCCGGCCGCATCTCCGACCTTCAGGCCCGCAAGTCGCGCGCCGAGCGCCGCAAGGAAGCGCTTCGGGGGTTGATGTTTAAATTGCTGAAAGCTGCCGGCGTGCCGCGCGTGCCGTTGGCGGAGGCGACGATATCCATCGGCAAGAAGGCTGCATCGGTCGAGATCATCGATGAGGCGTTATTGCCCAAGGCGTACGTGCGCGTTTCGACGTCGCCTGACAAGACCGCTATTAAGGAGGCGCTGCAAGCGGGGGCGTCTGTGCCGGGAGCGAAGATGGGCGAGGCGGGTGAGCAGTTATCGGTGCGCGTCGCATGACCAGATATCATTCAGTAAGTGGTGGTGCCGGATCTTGGCTGGCCGCCATGGTCGACATGAAGGCAAACCCGGATGCAGAACACCGCTTCGTTTTTGCGGATACGCTTTTCGAGGACGCGGATTGCTACCGCTTCCTCATCGAAGGCGTCGCCCACCTTGTCGGTCGCAACGTCTCCAACATACTGCCGCGCGCCGAGGACTTCCCCGACTACCGTGTTGCGGGTGACTTCGACATCGAAACCTACGCCGGCAATTCTGAATGGCGAGCCTTCTTGGCGCAGCTGCGAGAAGACGCAACGGCGGCCATTCCGGAACTGACTTGGCTAGTCGAAGGTCGAGACCCATGGGAAATCTTCAGGGACAAACGTTTCCTAGGCAACAGCCGGATTGATCCGTGCTCAATGCTGGCAAAGCGCGACTTGATCGACGCGTGGCGGGACGTTGTCGCCGACAAGGAGCACGACGTCATATGCGTAGGCATCGGCCCCGACGAGGCCCATCGCTACCACAGACTTGCGGCAAGGCACGCAAAGAATGGATGGCGCTACGAGGCGCCGCTACTGACGTCCGAGGCTGGACAGTTCGGTGCGTTTGGTTATCTGGCGGTTGCCGGCATTGAGCGGCCGCGTCTGTACCGCATGAACTACATCCACAACAACTGCGGCGGGTTCTGCATCAAAGCCGGTCATGCGCACTACCAGAACAGGTTGCGAATGCAGCCGGAGCGGTACGCCTACGACGAGATGATGGAGCGCAAGCTCGGTGAGTACCTTGGCAAGGACATCAGCGTGCTGACGAGCCGCGTTGGCAGTGACGCCAAGCAGCCGATGACGCTGGCCGAGTTCCGGCGCAAGAACGAAGCGCAACCGGAGATGCAATTTGAATACGAGCCTGGCAGTAGCGGCTGCGGCTGCGCGATCGATTATGAGGAGGCGGCATGAGGATCTATTTAGCGCACCCAGTCACTGACTATGGGACGGAGAGGCAATCCGCTGCCATAGCTCTCATATGCTCCCGAGGTTGGCAGGTCGAAAACCCAGATCAGCCCCATCACGAGGCTGCATATCGATCTCATGGAATGGCGCATTTCGTGGAGGTCGTCGAAGATTGCGACGGGCTCGCGTTCTTACGTTTTTATGATTCGACTATCGGCGCGGGCGTTGCCAAGGAAATCGAGACGGCGCTACGGCGCGGCCTAACGGTATGGGATGCATCCGACGGCGACTTGTTGAATATTGGTTCAATGATGCCGACGCCAATCCTGACGGTCGAGCAGACGAGGGCGAAGATTGCAGAAATCCGAGGTATCGTCGCATGACCAGCAAGCAACACGAGGAAATGAAAGACGAGGGCGTTTGCCCTCGTTGCGAGGAGCGTGAGCTTTACCGTGATAGCGCGGATGTCGGCGTTGGTATCATCTACGGTCCGTGGGGGTGCCCGTGCTGCGGATGGTCGGAGTCGGAGCAGTATGACTTGGAATTCGGAGGAGGCTTGCAAGAAAACGGGTCTTACCTTGATCCATATGGCGGCCTCACACCCGCAGAGAATCCCATAGCAAAAATGCTCGCTGCGGAGGCCAAAGCCGCATGACCAAACCAACCTACATGATAGCCCACGGTAGCGCAGCTGTTCAGGCTGCGCGCATCATCGCAGCCAATGCGAAGGAGCGCGAAGACAAGGCGCGCGGCTATGAGTTGGCCGCGCAGTGGCATGACAAGCAGGAAAAGGCTTGCCGAGAGATTGCGGGCGACATTCGGGTCGGTTCGCACGTTAACTTGAAAGCAGCGGTAGCCGCAATTCATCACGGTGCTAGTGCTGCTGGCCTTCGTAATGCGGCGTCATCACTTCGGAGGCAGACCATCAATGAGCAGTAGCCATTACATCATCGTTGCTCGCAACGATGAAACCAGTGAAATCCAGTTGCCGCTGGAGAACATGACGCTCTACGGCTTGGGTCAAGACCCGGAGACAGGCGAACACGAGGAAGAGAATGTCGTACGTACATGTGCACTCAGCTACGGGCCTGAGTGGACACTAACACTCTACGGTCCTATCGGCACATCTTACGGCGGGACAGCCAAAACCTAAAACTGACCAATATCTGCATACATTTTTTGGACACCCGCCGCGCCACCAACGCGGCTTCCGCTTCGGCGGGATCACCACATGAGGAGACAATATGAACATGAACGTTGCGCCAAGTGCGCAAGCGAACGCCTATGCTGCGTTCTTGGCGAGAAAGGCCATCTTAGACCCGCCGACGGGTCTAACCGAGATTCCAGATCTTCCATCGGTGCTATTCCCGTTTCAGCGTGACATCGTGACCTGGGCCCTCAAGCGTGGCCGTGCTGCGCTCTTCGCGGGCACTGGCCTCGGCAAGAGCTTCATGGAGCTTGCGTGGGGGCAGGCGGTCAACACCGCCACACAAGGCGATATCCTCCATTTCGCGCCGCTGGCGGTCGCGGCGCAGATGGTGCGTGAGGCCGAGAAGTTCGGCATCCCCGCCAGACATGTGCGCTCGCAGTCGGACATCGGCCCAGGCATCAACGTCACGAACTATCAGAAGATTGATGCTTTCGATCTATCCCAATTCTCTGGCGTCATTCTCGACGAGAGCAGCATTCTGAAATCCGAGACGGGCCACTACCGCAACGAGCTGGTCGATGCTTGCCATGGCATCCCATTCCGGCTGGCGGCAACTGCTACACCAGCGCCTAACGATTTCATGGAGCTCGGAAACCACGCTGAGTTTCTCGGCATCATGTCCTACTCCGACATGCTTGCGACGTTCTTCACGCACGACGGCGGAGAAACACAGAAGTGGCGGCTTAAAGGTCACGCCGAGAATGACTTCTGGCGCTGGATGGCGTCGTGGGCGGTCATGCTGCGTAAGCCTTCTGATCTTGGCTACGACGACGGCGCCTATCTGCTGCCGGCACTGCATCAAATTCACCATACTGTGACAGCACCCGCTGTTGTCGGTGATCTCGTGGGCGGCCGCGCATCGACGCTTCAAGAGCGCATCAAGGCGCGTCGTGACAGCGTGGATGATCGCGTAGCCTTCGCTGCCGCGATGACACCGACGGACAGGCCTTTCGTGTGGTGGTGCAATCTCAACGCCGAGAGCGAGGGCCTGACTAAGGCCATCCCCGGCGCGGTCGAAGTGCGCGGTTCGGATAAAGAGGATGTGAAGGAGCGCAAGCTCATCGACTTCAGCGAAGGCCGGATTCGCGTGCTCGTGACCAAACCGTCTATCGCCGGTTTCGGCATGAACTGGCAGCACTGCGCCGACACTGGCTTTGTCGGCCTCAACGATAGCTTCGAGCAGATCTATCAAGCAGTTCGCCGCTTCTATCGATTCGGCCAGCAGAAAGAGGTCACGGCTCACTTTATTGCCGCTGAGACCGAAGGCGCAGTGGTTTCCAACCTGAAGCGCAAGGAGGCTGATGCCGACCGCATGGCTGCAGCGATGGTGCTCCACACAGCCAATATCACCAAGCAGGCGATCAATGCACAGGCGCGTGAGAAGGCCAGCTACGACCCGAAAATCCCGATGCAAATCCCATCATGGCTAGGAGGTGCCGCATAATGACTAACGCACACAACACTGCGGCACTGACCGCCGACATCAACGCCGTGAACCAGGTTGTCACCAATGACTATGCCATCTACGAGGGCGACTCGTGCGAGCTCATTCGTGCGATCCCTGGCGACAGCGTGCATTTCGGGATCCACTCTCCACCGTTCGAAGGCCTCTACAAATTCTCGAGCTTTGATCGCGACATCAGCAACAATGAGGGCGGCGCGTTCTGGGAGCATTACGCCTTCCTTATCCAGGAACTGCTGCGCGTGACGAAGCCGGGACGTATCCACAGCGTTCATTGCATGCAGCTACCGACGAGTAAGAGACGCAACGGCTTTATCGGCATGCGAGATTTCCGCGGCGAGATCATTCGCGCCTATGAGGATGCCGGCTGGATCTTTCATTCCGAAGTCTGCATCTGGAAAGACCCGGTAGTTGCCCAGCAGCGCACCAAATCCATTCGCCTGCTGCACAAGCAGATCACGAAGGACAGCTGCATCAGCGGGCAGGGGCTTGCCGACTACATCGTCTCTTTCCGCAAGCCTGGCGATAATCCGGAGCCGGTTGACGGGATGTTTGACATGTGGTTGGGCGACGAAAGTCTCGACATCAGCCGCGAGGCCTATGACCGACACGCCGCAGAAACAATTGCCGATGGTCGCACGCCCTGGAGCTTCGAGCAGTGGCGCTCCGTATTCGTCTGGCAGCGATACGCATCGCCGGTTTGGAGCGACATTCGCCAAACACGCACGCTGCAATACCGGTCCGCCCGAGATGAGCAAGACGAACAGCATATCTCGCCTTTGCAGTTGGACGTGATCGAGCGCTGTATTGATCTTTGGAGCCTGCCCGGCGAGACGGTGCTGACACCATTCCTCGGGATCGGTAGCGAGGTTTATTCTGCCTTCGAGATGGGCCGCAAGGGTGTCGGTTTTGAGCTCAAGCCTTCTTACTTCCGCCAGGCGGTGAAGAACATCGCATCGCTGGGCACGAAAGAGCAGCCGGTGGCTGATCTCTTCTTTGCCGCCAACGACAATCATGCGGTTGCCAAGGTGGCCGCATGACCAAACTCCCAACCACCCCGCGCCAGCACACGCCGACGGTCGACGCCGACCATAACCCGACCACATGCTTTGTCTGCGGCATGCACGCCTTCGGTATCGGCGTGAACGCCAATGGCCGCGACAAAGACCCTCACTACATCTGCCGGAGGTGCGCCGTGGGCATCGACAATTACAAGAAGATCGATCGGCTCGATGACTTCGAGCTGCGCGCTCTGGACGCCGGCGTTGATGCGGTTGGCGAGTACATCGCCGAGCATGGCGTGACGGACCTAGCGCACTTCGACGAGCTCATGCAGCGCATGATGGTCAAAGCGGCTTGGGAGGGGTGCGCGCGGGGGCTGAGGGCGGCTTTGTCGGAGGCGCCTTTTTGATGGAGGGCAAGATGCAGCATGCAAATGATAACCACACCGGCTTGCGCTTCCTATCGGTTTGCTCCGGCATTGAGGCGGCATCGGTCGCTTGGCATCCGCTCGGTTGGCAATGCATCGGCGTGGCCGAAATCGAACCTTTCCCTGCTTTCGTGCTAGCGCACCACTATGGCGCAGGGCGCCCAAAGTACATGCCTGACCCCGGAGAACCGGGCATCAGGCTGAAGGATCAGCGTTCGCGAAAAACTGCCCTCAAGGCAGTGTCGCGGTTGCCGGTCGAGTCGGTTCTGACCAACTGGGGCGACTTCACCAAGATCCATACCAGGACGCTCGGTCGCGTTGATATTCTGGCCGGTGGCACACCTTGCCAAGCGTTCTCCGTCGCTGGGTTACGCCAATCTCTCGCCGATGCGCGAGGCAACTTGTCACTCGAATTCGTGAGGCTTGCGCATGAGCTTGCAGCTAACAATGGACTTCGGAATGTCGTCTGGGAAAACGTCGTCGGCGTTCTCAGCACCAAAGATAACGCGTTCGGCTGCTTCCTCGCCGGACTTGTGGGCGCAGATTCCGCCATCGAACCACCGCGAAGAGGGAAGTGGGCGCGTCACGGTATGGTCTCTGGACCTAAAGGACGGGCCGCGTGGGCTGTCAAAGATGGGCAATTTTTCGGAGTGGCCCAACGACGCCGCCGTGTGCTCGTTGTCGCAGATTTTGGAAACGGGGCAGATCCCGCAGCGGTTCTTTTTGAGCCCGAAAGCATGTTCCGGGATACTCCGCCGAGCCGAGAAAAGGGGAAAAGTATTACCCACCCAGTTGCACCAAGCCTTGTTAGCAGCGGCAGGGGAATAGAGCGAACCGGCGACACGAGAGGTCAGGATCCGGTTGTTGCGGTTGAATGGCCAGCAGAGGTTGCGTCAACGCTTAACGCTGCGTTCGGCGAAAAACTCGGTCTTGAAAATCAGCACATCAATTCTGGCGCTCCTCTGTTCGTGCCGTCGGCAGTAAGCGTCACTGGTGACGTCGCCCATACGCTCAAAGCCGAAGGTGCTGATGCCAGTGAAGATGGTACGGGGCGAGGAACGCCGATTGTATTTGTGCCGGAAACAACTCCTACAATGGTGACGAGCGGTGATGGCCATACCGGTTTCCGGGACGAAAACGGCTTAGTAGTTGAGACCTATGTGATCAGGCTCGTTAGGCGCTTAACCCCCGTCGAATGCGAACGACTACAGGGCTTTCCCGACAACTACACTGACATCCCATGGCGCGGCAAACCTAACTCTCCTGACGGTCCGCGTTACAAGGCTCTTGGAAACAGTTGGGCAGTCCCGAAATTCATCTGGCTCGGCAAGCGAATCCAAAGACTGATGCCGGCGAACGACAATCAGGAGACCACCATTGCAAACGCCGCTTGAACTAGCGCAATATTATGTTGGCCTGCCTGCTAAATACAATCCACGACACAAACTAACATGCGCGGAGCCGATCATATTGATCGGCGCTGTGGAATGCTCAAACGGGACGAAACAGCACAAGGCCTATTGCGTCAACTGCCGTCAGAAAGGCGGCGCTATCGCTCATGACGCACTGGCTAGCTTCGACCTCTCATGTGTTGAAGTGATCGCATCTCACAATAAAGCGACATGTGAACGATGTGGCTCAGCGGGGGCGGAGACGCATCATTGGGCTCCGTATCACCTGTTTGACGATGCGAATGATTGGCCAACCAGCCAATTATGTCGGCGGTGCCATATGCACTGGCATTCAAAGGTGACGCCAGACATGCGCAACAGCGCCACTAACCAGAACAATATTCGGAGGGACGCCGCCTGATGGCTAAGTTGAATTTCACGTTGCCTGCCATTCAGCAGGAACGCACGCCACTTGATGTTGCCCGCTCGTATATCGCAGCGGGCATTCACGTTTTCCCATGCCGTGAAGTGGCAAGTGAAGGCGTTGACTATGCTACCGGCGAGATCATCGAATTCGCAGAAAAGGCGCCATATACGACATACGGCCTGAAAGACGCGACGAGATCAACCCGCATCATAGATATCTGGTTTGGCGAGCGTTACCCCGGCGCGGCCATCGGCGTTCCGACCGGCGAAAAGCTTGGCGCATGGGTTCTTGACCTCGACAGGCACGGTGATCGTGACGGGCACACCTGGCTTGCCGAAATGGAGGCAAAACACGGGCCACTTCCCGAAACCGCACGCGCCACGACAGCGAATGGCGGGACGCACATCTTCTTCAGGCACGTCGAGGGCGTTCGCAACCGCGCCGCGATAGCTCCTGGCGTCGATACGCGCGGTGAAGGCGGTTACATACTGTCTCCTGGCAGCGTTATGGAAGATGGACGCCGATATGCATGGGTTGACCACGAAGACGAGGATATACCGGAGTTTGCCGACGCGCCCGCATGGCTGATTGACATGGTAATCACGAAAGCGCCTGCGCAGGTAGAAACAAAAAAGCGTGAGTACACATACCAGCCGGAAGCAAGCCCCGACGGCAAGGACAGGTATGCGGCGAAGGCATTCACGATGGAGCTTGAGCAGCTTGCGTCTATGCCGAAGGGAGAGCGCGGCCAGCAATTGTTCGCCAGCGCCTGCCGCATCGGAGAGCTGGTGGCTGGTGGCTGGATTTCGCGCAACGAAGCGGAGTCTGGTTTGCTGGATTCGGCGATATCAAACGGCCTTGTCGCAACCGATGGAGAACGCAAGTGCCTGGATAAAATCAAGAGAGGGCTCGACAAGACGGCCAACTCCCCGCGGCAGATACCGGATCGCGGATACGATAACGACAACACACCTGCGCCAGCGCCCGAAGTGATGTCTGCGTTTATCGAAAACACCAAGGCAAAGCAGAGTGCCAAGGCACAATCTACAGAAGACGCGCAGGCAGCAGAACCCGGCGTGACTACAACACCTGCCGAGCCAAAGCAGCGCGGCCGCTTCGATGTCACGTGGTTCGACGAGATCGAGGAGGGAAAGCCGAAGGAAACCATTCTCAAGAACTGGCTTGGCGTTGGTGAATTCACAACTATATCCGGATTGCCCGGCACAGGAAAAAGCGTCGTGACAACCGATTTGGCATGTCACATCGCAGCGGGGATGCCCTGGCACGGACTGCCGGTTAGGCAGGGGCTTGTCGTGTACGTGGCGGCCGAGCGCAAGAAGCTTACCGAGCGCCGCATGATGGCTTTCCGCAAGCATCATGACGTGCACAACGTACCGCTTCTGGTGGTTGGCGGGATGCTGGATTTTACCCGCGATGAGAAGGACGCGGAGGCAATTATCGGGCTCATCCGAGAGGCTGAAACCATAACCGAGCAGAAGTGCGTATGGGTGATCATCGATACCCTGACACGTGTGTTCGGCGCTGGCGACCAGAATGCCAGCAAGGATATGGTGAAGTTTGTTCGATCCTGCGACCGCATCCTGACGGACACCGGCGCGCACGTCACGGCCATCCACCATAGCGCATGGAGCGGTGAACGAGGCAAAGGGGCCATCGATCTTGATGGGGCGGTGGATGCGTCATTCATGGTCAAAAAGGATGGCGCTAGGCATAAGCTTGTTTGCGACGGCACAAATGATGGCGAGGAAGGTGATGTGCTGGCATTCACCATGCAATCTGTCACTATTGGTCACAACGAAGATGGCGAGGCCACCACGGCGCCTGTTGTTGTTCCCGCTGGCACTGAAGCCAGGCTGACATCAGGGTCGCCTCTCAAGGGCTATCGGGGCGATGCGCTGAAAGCGCTTCACGATGCCATCGAAAAGCATGGCATCGTGCCTGACGGAGACGCATTCCCTGATGGCGTCCTTGTGGTCGACGAACAGACGTGGCGAACCGAGTTCTACAACAGCCGAGACACCACCAATGCAGCGGGTGCGGAGACGGCCCGAAAACAGTTCCAAAGAGCCCCACGGCAGCTGGTAGAAAGCGAGCATGTCAACAATATAGGACTTTGGTACTGGCCAGCCGATGCAACCTGATGAAATAAGGCAATTTTCCGCCTTATTTTGATTTTGTCCCGCTGTCCCGCTCTTGTCCCGGTTAAATTTCAATATCTTATCTAGTAGCGGGACAAAATGGCGGGACAAAATTACGCAACCATAAAGTGCTACAACCTAGCGGGACAAAATCGTTTGCAAAAAGTGGTCTTGTCCCGCACTTTGTCCCGCTCATTTTTTAGGCAACGGGACAAAGCGGGACAAAATCTGAAAAATCGACATAAGCAAAATCAATGACTTATAAGACTTTTTGTCCCGTTTGTCCCGCTTGTCCCGCTACTTGTCCCGGCGAACATCTAACGGGACAACATATACCCCCCTCTTAAGAGGGGGTATTTGTCCCGGTGTTTTGTCCCGGAGATTTTTGGGGTGAGTTCTGGGACTGAAATTACCATTTAAAAATATCCACCACACCCACCACCACAGGAGACCGTCATGAACCGCAACGGGAAGACAAGCAAAAAACCCACCACCCAAACCACCAGCGTCAACGGCAAGCGCGTTGTCATCCGCACCAGCGCGACCGGCAAGGTTACCGTAGCTGACGCACCCATCAAGGAGAGCGAAGGGCAGGCGGCCCAGGTTCGTGCCCTGCGGTCGCTGCCGGAGTACGGTCGCCAGTTCCTGCTGGCTGGCGACATGAATTCCGCGAAGCGTGGCCCACGCGCCCAGGCTGACGCAATCGCTACCGGCATGACGCCGGGCGAGGCTGACCTGCGGATCTATATCAAGGGCGGCAAGCTGCGGATGATCGAGAACAAGGTCGGTAAGGGACGGCTGTCTACGGCGCAGGTTGAGCGCCACGCGTCACTGGCGCGACTGGGGCATCCAGTCGAGGTGGTGCGGTTCACATCTACGGCAGAAGCGGCCAGCAAAGCCGTGGATCTGGTCAAAGGCTGGCTGGCGGACAACGACAACAGCAAGTCTTGACAAATTTGTGGAAATTGTCTATATTACAGCTGTGCGGATACCGACCGTGTAGCACCACAGGGGAGGCAGGAATGGCCAGACATGGATCACTTGCGGAGCAGCTTTTTGCGTTGTCGAATAAAACTACGGCACCAAAGCCCAAAGCCCGCGTAGCTGCGAACGACAACAAACCGAGGATTCGGTCTGATCTTCCAGCGCTAAGGTGGCTTCAAGAGAACAGGCCAGATCTGGCGCCAGCAGTTGCTGATGCAATCCCAAGGCCGCCATCAAACTGGTTCATTGAGGTGGAGCCAACACGGCAGGAGATTAGGCCCACCATTGGCGAGTTGATGAAGGCAAGCCAAGACGACGATGGAAATTTCCGCAAGCAAGAAGTTACCAACAAGGGCGTGCGACTTGGCAAGCTGATTTTCCGCAAGGGAATACTGGTAGAGTGGGGCGAAACGAAAAAAGGAAAGACACTCAAGCCAACCGACAGGCCACGGACTACTCAAGACAAGTCGTCGACAGAGAGGCGACCGGACTTCTACTTAAGGACAAAGCCAACGACCAAGTCTCCGATGGATGCAGATCATTATCATCGGCCACTATCAACGCAATCTGCCATACCTCCAATGTATGACCCGCTTACCGGTGTTGCTGAGGCAAGGAAGTTTCTTGAAGCCTTGGGGATTGATGGAACGGTACCTGCAGAGGCCATCACTCATGCGGTTAAGGTGGGACGGCAGGTCGTGGCAGATGGAGCGGGATTTCTCGGCGGTGTATCAAGTCCGTCAGGTAATTCGTCAGAAGGCGCAGTTGCCTGGGAATCTCCAGAGGACCGCAAGAGCAACGCCAAGGATGTCCTTGACGAGGTGGCCGCCAGAGGAACACTCAAGTCAATCGGCATGATGCTCGGATACAGCGAGGCTTATGCCCACATCGCAGGAAAGCATGCATTGGTGGAACTGGCGGAAACTCTGGATGCGATGAAAAAAAGCAAAAAAAATTAGCAGACATATACACTCGAGCGGCCTCTTGTTGCGTACTCTTATGAAGGGGATAGGCAAACACCTATCCCCACTGAGACGCGACTGAGGTCGCCCCGCCGTCATGCTGCATTCGGTGCAGCCGCTGAACGCAGCGGGTAACTATCCAAATGGCCGACCCAACCCACTGCTTGCAAGCTTGGCCCTGAATTGACAGGCGTGCACCACGGACGCGTGGTGCTTGGTCGGGATCCTTTATCGTGGAGTAGAGCAGCCCGGTAGATCGACAGCCTCATAAGCTGGAGGCCGTGAGTTCAAATCTCACCTCCGCAACCAATCCCATGCGCGTTCTCCTCCGCTTGCATGGTGATCTAGAGTTGCCAATAAAGTCAATAAATACCAATGACTTAGGCTCCGCAAGGGGCCTTTTTCATGCGCTAAAAACGCTGTAAAAAAGCGTGAATGAAATCAACCGCTTGTCGGATGTTCTCGGATTTTAGCGGATACTAGGCGCGACAAATGCGCAACAAGGAATGCAACATGGAACAGGATAAAGACCGGGCTGACCTGCTCTATGGCGTGCCCGAAATTGCAGAGTTTATGGGCAGGTCTACGGCAGCCGTATATCACCTAGCTCGCGCAACGGACTTCCCGAAATTCAAGCTTGGCGGCACGGTCTGCGCGCGTCGATCTAGTATCAACGCTTGGCTGGCTGACCTTGAAGCTAAGGCCCGCTGCGGATGAAGGCGCGTAAGAAAGTTAGCCCGTTTGAACCGGGATGGAAGACGCCGGAGCCGTGTTTCGATTTTCGAACGCACGGCTACTTCCCCCGAAGAGGCCGCAAGCAGTTCGTCATATCCGACCTGCTTGCCCTTGAGGAAATCAGCGTTGTCTATGGTGAGCCGGAGGCGGGCAAGGGCAATTTCGTTCTGAGCATGGCTTTAGCTGCTGCCAACGGCATGACTTGGTTCGGCAGGGATGCTGGTGTTCTTCGCGATGATGGCCTTTGGTGGCCCGCCGGCGTTCTGTACTTCGCTCTTGAGAGGGCGGCTCAAGTTGAGAGGCGCATCAACGCGTTCACCACCCACCACGGAATCATGTCTGATATCCCTATCGCGGTCAGCGACGCAAAATTCGACATCCGCGAGGATAGGGCGGCCAGTATGATCGTGGAAACGGTCTATGAGGCGCATGATTGCTTTGAGTGCAGCAAGCTGCCGGGCGAGACCGACCGCCTGAGCGACTACCAGCCGGAAACCAACCTTGTCATCATCGACACCTTGGCCATGGCTCTTGCGGATGGAAACGACAGTGACCCAGGAGACCTTGGGCAAGCGATTAGGACATGCCACCGCATCAAGGATGAAACCGGCGCTCATGTATTGCTGGTTACGCACACCCCCACAAGCGGCGATGCCCGAATTCGTGGTCATGGCAGCTTGAATGCAGCAATCGACTTGAGCATCCATGTTGACCAGAAGCGCGGCTCTCGGGTTGCATCCGTCAAAAAGAATAGTGATGGCGCAGAGAAGCCGAAGTTTTACTTCTCCCTGAAAAACATTCAGGAGCCGGTTATGTGGGACGACGAGGAAAGCGACTTTGTAACTATCTCCCCCGCACCAATCCTTGTGGAGGAAGAGCCACCGAAGGCCAGTGATAAGCCGAAAGGCGAGGGCAAGCCGAAGGGACCATTACCAAGCAAAGGTGAGCAGCCCGTGCTGCATGCGCTGGCGGTATGCGCAGAACCGGTGGCCGAAGATGTTTGGCGTGCCGCATATGACGCTGCCAAGGATGAGGACATCAGCCCCGGCACCCACCGGACGCGGTTCTCTCGCGGTAAGGTCGCGCTAGTGGCAAAGGGCCTCATCAAGCAAGATGAGGCTGGCTTGTGGAGCGTTACAGTTTCACCGTTACAATCGGAAAACTGTAATTCTGAAATTCTGTAACGTCACGTTTTTCGACAGGTTTGGGCGCTCAGCCGTTACATCCGTCACATGTTACATACCCCCTCTTTAGAGGGGTAGTAATGTAACGTGTACGGCGTGACGCGCTTAGCCCTGTTTGCTTCATGGAGAGCAGCATGGATTATGATGAAGTTTATGATGCGGTGAAAAACGCATGTGATGATGCGTTGAAGCAGGAAGCTGATGACGCTGAAGTCCCCAAGAACGCATTTCCCATCAAGCCATTCAAGGCGGTGGATTTCTATGAAAGCCCTGTTGATGTCGTCGGCGTGGCACTAGTGGGGGCTGGCTTCGAATTCATTGTCATGAAGCGCGACCCTGCTGATGGCGATGCCATCTATCTAAATCTCGAAAATCAGGTTTGGGACGCCCCTGAACCTTCACCGTAATTCAGGGGTGGTGCCCTGATAGCCCGTGGCGCTCTTCTCCTCGCGCATCCGGGCGGCTGATCCGCTGGCAAGGCTGGCGTTGATCCCCCGCGCTCCCCGGTTTCGGCTGGGTGAGCGCGGGCGGTTAGCTCTCATGAAAAGGTACAATATGAACGTCTTCACCCGAGTGAGGCGAGCCTATTCGCTTGTCCGCAAATCCCTCTCAAATCCAACGGAGTTCGAAAAAGAGATCCTTGGCTTTCGGCAGGCGGCGGCAGGGATATCGGTCACGCCATCAATCGCAATGGAATGCTCTGCGGCTCGCGCTTGCGTGCAGGTTATTTCCGAAACAATCGGCCAGTTGCCGGTTATCACCTACAAGAAGGGAGAGAACGGCCAGAAGGAAAGAAACCCTGACAGCCCAATCTACCCCCTTCTTCATGATGCCGTCACGGAATGGCTTTCGGCCAGTGAATTTCGTGAGATTGTCACCCGCGATGCTCTGCTCACTGGTAACGGTTACGCGTTGATTGAGCGGGATGGTGAGGAGGTCACCGGCCTCTTTCGCCTTTGCCCTGACCGGATGAAGGTTAACACGGACGAAGCGGCCGAACCGGTTTACAAGTACACGGATGATGGCAAGCAGATAGAATATCAGTATTCGGATGTCCTGCACATCCGCGCCCCCTCCTTTGATGGCTACACCGGCGCATCTCCCATTGTTGCTGCGCGAGAAGCGATTGCCCTAGCGGTGGTAATGGAGCGGCATGCCGCAACGCTGTTCAAGAATGGAGCGTCGCCCGGCGGCGTCATCGAGCACCCCGCACGGTTGGGTGATGATGTAGCCGAAAGGATTGAGAAAAGCTGGAATGCCACACATGGCGGAGACAATGCGGGCGGCGTTGCCGTGCTTGAAGAGGGCGCGTCATACAAGCAAGTCGGCATGACCAGCGCAGATGCTCAATTCCTCGAAATGCGAAAGCAGGCGAACGAAGACATTAGCCGCTTCTTCCGCGTGCCACCCATCTTCCTCAATGACTATGACCGGGCAACATGGGGGAACGGGGAGCAGCAGGGCACGCAGCTTGTGACCTATTGCCTGATGCCGTGGATGAAGAAGTGGGAGGCGGAAATTCGCCTGAAGCTCCTCAGTCCAGAAGAGCGAAAGACACAATATGCAGAGTTCCTTGTTGATGACCTTCTCCGCGCCGACACAGCAGCGCGCTACGAAAGTTACGCCAAGGCAATCGCCTCCCGGTTCCTGTCTCCAAACGAAGCCAGATCGCGGGAAAACCTGCCTCCCTATGACGGGGGCGATAAGTTCGAAAATCCGAACACAACCACCACGCCGGCCACCACGCCGGAGAAAGTGACAGAATGATTGAAAGACCCTTCGCCGGCGGAGAACACAAGTTCGCCTTTGGCTATGATGAAGCGGTTGAATGGGAGCGGCTACGGCGCAAGAGCCTTTATCGCACGGCGCTGGAAATGGAAGATGACCGCTGGTTTATGGCCGATGTGATTGAGGTTGTTCGGCTTGGTCTTATTGGCGCGGGCATGCCCCAGTCAGAAGCGGATGATGCCGTTGAGTACAATGTCCGCAAACGCCCGCTCGCCGAAAACCGAAAGCTAGTTCTGGCAATCCTTGATGATGCGTACTTCGGTCCCAAGGAAGAAACTAAGACCGAAGAGGCCACAGAATGACAAGGCTGGTCGTCAAAGCCAATAGCGTAAGCATTGGCAGTTCTGGCGAAGTCATAGGTATTGCATGGCCCTTCGGCTCACCAGATAGCGAAGGCGACGTCATCCGTAAGGGTGCCATTCGCTTCGCAAAAAATGTCCCCATGGTCATGGAGCACTACCAAGAGCAGGTTGTGGGGATTTGGCAGGACTTTGAAGAAACTGATGATGGCCTAGTGGTCAAAGGTCAGTTGTTTATCGAAGGCATCGGCCCCGCGCGAGAGGCGCACCGCAAGCTGAAATCCCGGCAGATCAACGGGCTTTCAATATCTTGGATTGGTGGAGATTCCGTTGCCCGACCCGGTGGCGGCCGCGAATACACCAGCATCACCATCAACGAAATCTCTCTATGTCGCGACCCGGCTCACCCTGGCGCACGCGTCATCAATGTGAAATCCGCAAGCAGCGGGAAAGGCACGAAATTGAAAACTGCACCGAAGAAGAAAGCCGTTGAAGATCAGGTTCCGGCAAATGACAACGTTGACGAAAACGAAGAAGTGACCGTTGAGGAAGTCGATGAGCGAGTCGATGCACTCGAAGCCGAACTGGCAGAAATCAAGGAGCTTGTCACCGGCACCAACGAAAGCGTTGCGGAAGTGACGAAGTCGGTTCGCCGTCTGGTCACCAAGTCCGCGCGTCCGGGCGCAAAGGTAGAAGCGCCTGAGAACGCCGAAGAGACCGCGAAGAAGGCTTTCGTTTCCTATCTTCGCCGCGGTGAAGACAGCACGGTCACCAAGTCCCTGCGTCGAGGTTCTGACCCGAAGGGCGGCTATCTCGCTCCTCCGGAATTTGTTAAAGAACTCATTCGAGAAATCGTGGAACACTCCCCAATCCGCGAAAACTCCTTTGTCGGCTCTACCGGCAGTTCTTCGGTCATCATCCCCGGCCGCGTCGGACGCACCAACGCCAAGTGGAAGGGCGAGACCGAAACGCAGGAAGAAAGCACCTTCGACTTCGAAGAGCAAGAAATCGCAATTCATGAAGTCAACACCTTTGTTGATGTCAGCAACCAGCTCCTAGAAGATTCCGAAATCGACGTAGAGGCAGAAATTCGCCTTGCTTTCGCTGAGGATCTTGGCGGCAAGGAAAGTGAAGCATTCCTCTTCGGTGATGGCGTGAAGAAGCCAAACGGCTTCATGGTCGATCCGCGCGTCACTGACTTTGCTTCCGGTGCGGCCGAGGCGGTTACCGCTGACGGTCTTATCCAGATGCTCTACTCCGTCCCGCAGGTCTACCGCTCTTCTGGTGTATGGACGATGAACGGCACTACGCTGGGCGTTCTCCGCACCCTCAAGGATGGTGAAGGAAACTATATCTGGCGCCCCGGCCTCACCGAGGGCCAGCCTGAAACGCTCCTTGGCCGTCCGGTAGTTGAAGCTCTGGATATGCCAGACATTGCTGCAGGCGCAACTCCGATTGTCTTCGGTGACCTGAAGCAGGCGTACCGCATCTATGACCGCACGGATATTGAGGTTCTCACCAACCCGTACCTGCTGGCCACGGAAAGCAAGACCCGCTTCCACCTCCGTAAGCGCCTTGGTGCCGGCGTGGTTCGTCCGTCCGCAATCAAGAAGCTGCGCATCGCCGTTTCCTAATCGGTCAACACATCACTGACTTTAGAGGGCTGCTTTCGGGTGGCCCTTCCTATTTCGCGAAAGGAATAATATGCGCGATCTTTCTCATAACATTGGCACCAAACTTGCGGTTGCCCCAGCGGTACAGACCGCAAGCGTGAATGGCCTGTCCATTGACACAAAAGACTTCGGCTCACTCGCTTTCGTCATTGCCACCGGCGCCATTGACGCTGCCGGCGTGTTCAATGCGAAAATTCAGGAGTCCGACACCGGCACATCTGGCTGGACCGACGTTGACCCTGAGCTTGTAACCGGAGCGTTTGCCAGCCCACTGGCTGCGAACTCGACCACAAAGGCGGGTTACATTGGCTACAAGCGCTATGCGCGTCTCGTGCTCACCAAGGGCACCGGAACTTCGCTTGTGATTGGTGCGGTGGCCGTTCAGGACCACGCAATCAAGCGCCCGGTAGCTTAATCACCTATCACAAGGCTCGCTTCGGCGGGCCTTCTTCTTATGAGGTAAACACATGGCACAGCAAATCGGTCGCACGCTGCTTATTCAGATTGGCAACGGCCTTGATCCTGAGGTCTTCACTAACTTGTGTGGCCTGACGACACGCAGTTTCGGTCTTAGCACCAATTCGGTTGAGACAACCATTCCGGACTGCGAAAATCCCGCTGACCCGCCGCAGCGCACTTCCGAACCGGGCATCAACAATCGTACGTTCTCCGGCTCTGGTGCCTTTGTGAAGAGCGCCAACACTTCGGCCTTCTTCAACTATGTGGTCAATTCCGAAGTGTTCAATGCGAAAGTCATTGTTCCCGGTCTTGGCACATTCACCGGCCCATTCTTCGTTGCTGACTTCGAGCTTACCGGCGAAACCGAAGGCAACATGCAGTTCTCCGCTACCTTCGAGCCCACGGGCAAGTTGGCGTTTGTAGCCGAAGCCTAATCAGGTGGCACATGAAGAGGGCAACGGGTAGACCGCTATCGCGGTCCCCTTACGGGCCTGTCCGCCAACGGTAGACGCCTCTCCGCCACCAGCATTCGTTCAGGGAGTCAAGGCGTCACGGTCCAGAGCATCCCCTTTCTCCTTTGAGGGGTAACTGCTCACGTGCGGGCGAGGCCCATCCAACCTCGCCCGGTTTTTTTACATGAGGCTCATATGGTAGATGGAACACCGCGAGTGTGTGCATGCGGCCTTGAGGTGGTGCCGTATGGCAGCCCATGCTCATGTGCGCTAAGAAGGAAGGCCGCATTGGATGCGGCGAGGCCAAGTGCTTCGGCAAGGGGATATGACAGGCAGTGGCGCAACCTGCGGAGCGCCTTCATCAAGGTCAACCCCACATGTTCAACGGATGGATGCGGCAAGCCCGCGACTGATGTTGACCACATAATTTCGGTGAAAGAAAAGCCAGAACTGAGGCTTGTTTGGTCGAATTTGCGGCCCTTTTGCCATGCTTGCCACTCTCGTCACACCGCGAGAACGCAAGGATTCGCCCGAAAGTCCCCCCTATGACGAAACTTTGGCCTTGGGGCCGTGGACCGTCGGGGGCCACAACTTCGTGATTTTTCCTATTTGGAGTTTTGAGAATGGCAATTTCTCTGGCCGATGTGAAGGCCGAATTGCGCATCAAGCATGCGCATGAAGACACTCTTATAGCACGGAAACTATCGGCCGCTCAAGACTACGTTGAGACCCAGATTGGCACAAAGCTAGCCGACATTCCGGGTGGCGCTCCTTCCTCCCTTGAGGAAGCGGTGATCAGTCTGGCGTGTCACTTCTATGAGTGGCGCGGCGCGGCAACCGAGGGCGGTTTGTCCTCTATCCCGGACGGCTTTCAAGATTTGCTGCGGGCAAACCGGTATGGAAGGTTTGCTGATGGCGCGGAATAAAAGCGTGGCGCGCGTGGTCAAGCGCCTGCAGAACATCCCAAGGATGGTACGTGAGGAACTGATTAAAGAGAACCTTGCGACCGCTGAGGAGGTGGCAATCGTGATGCGCCGATTTGCACCGGTTGATTCCGGAGCGTTGAAGGAGAGCATCACGGTTACCCCCGGCGGCGAGATGACCCCGCTCCATTCCCAGCCGGGCGGGCGATACGTGGTCCCTGATAATCAGGTGGTCATCACCGCCGGCAATAATGCAGCGCGGTATGCGCATCTTGTTGAATGGGGCACCAACGACACCGAGGCCAAGCCGTTCTTCTGGCCGGTTATCCGTAGCATGCGGCAGCGCATGTTGAGAAAGCTTAGGGCCGCCGCCCGTAAAGCCGTGAAGAGGGGCGTAAAATGAGAGCTACATCTAGCCTCAGAAGCGTGCTGGTCTACGTCCAGAAAGAGGCCCCGGAAATAGACGATGGTTACGGTGGCGTCATCCCCGGCGGTTGGGTCACTCAAGAGGAAGCGTGGGCTAGGGTCCAGCCGCTCAAGGGCAGCGAAACAGTCATAGCGGCCCGCCTCACAGGGAAACAGCCGTTCGTCATCACCATACCCATGACGCCCGAGAACGGCGCGATCGACCGAAGCTGGCGCATAAAAGAGGCTGACAGCGGCAAGATGCACCGGATTACCTCATTCGCCAACATGGACGAACACGGCCGGGACTGGGAATTGCTCACGGAGTATTTGACTTGATTGAGCCAACCCTAGCTTTGCAGGGCGGGATTTTTGCCGCCATCAAAAACAACACGGCGGCCGGGAGCAACGTCTTTGACAAAGTCCGGCCGGATGTTTTTCCACGCGTTCAAATCGGCAGCGGGCAGGTGGTGACCGATGAGCCTGATTGTGTAGAGGGAGCCGAGGTATTCTTTCAAGTTGATGTGTACTCCAAGGCCGAAGGTTTCCTTGAATGCAAAAGCATCACTTGGGAGGTCCGCAACCTAATCCACAAACAGCCGCTGACTGTCGCCGAATGGACCTTGATTGAGGTTCGGCTGAGTGACGCAGACTACAGCCGGGATGACGCAACGGGCATCTCTCGCGGGCGCATGACGCTTCGGGCGTACATGGAGATGATCTGATGGCAAGAGGCCCAAAGGCTGGCATCGCTCGGCCATCGAACCCTATGACCGAAATTCCTCCGCCTCCGTCAATCCTTGATAAGGATGCCCGCAAGGTCTGGAAAGAGATCATGCCCGATCTTGTTGAGCGAAAGATTTTGACGGCAGCCGACATGCCGCAACTGCGGTCTTTCTGCATGGCGTGCGGAAAAGTCGAAAAGCTCGAGCGCGCCATTCAAGCAGACCCCGGCTTCGACCCGGCACTTTACCGCGCCCAAGACAAGGCGATGACCACCGCCAGGCAGATTGGTGACCAATACGGACTTGCGCCCACTTCGCGCTCTAAGCCAGCAATAAGGGATGCCGACGATGACGATAATGAGGCCATCTTGGATTGATGATGGCTCCGAAATTGAAGACCCTCTAGGTTATGCGGCCCGCAACATTGAGTGGCTGGAGAAGCTGAAGCATCCCAAGAACAAGGCAAAGGGCAATCGCTTCACCCTTGATGAATGGCAGAAGCGCATACTTCAGAAAATCTTCGGGCCGCGTAACCCAGACGGGACAATGATTGTCCAGCAGGTCTTCCTGCTTCTCCCTAGAGGCAACAGAAAAACATCTCTCTGCGCGGCCATCACCGCGCTTTTTCTTTTCGGTCCTGAGAAGGTCACCGGCACGCTTATCCAATCTGCCGGTGCAGCCCGAAAGCAGGCGCGAGAGTGCTATGAAGAGCTTGCCAGCATCGTGCAGTTTGATGGCCGGCTCCGGGGTAACATTCGACTTCAGGACTACAAGAGCCGCATCATCTACCCGAAGCACCGCACGCGCTATGAGGCGGTCTCTGCCGACGCGGGCGTTCTCCATGGTGGCACGCCAAGGCTTGTCATTGCTGACGAGCTTCATGTGTGGAAGCACCGCGACCTTTGGGATGCGCTGGATTCCTCACTGACCAAAACTGATGACAGCATAATGATGATCGCCACCACGGCGGGCCGAGGGCAGAACAACATTGCCTTTGAGAAATTCAACTATGCCTGCAAGGTCCAGCGCGGCGAAGTGGTCGATGATACGTTCTTGCCGGTAATCTTCTCCGCTACCAAGGATGAAGATTATAAGGATGAGGCGGTCTGGAGGGCGGTCAATCCGGGGCTTAATTGCCCGGTGCCGTATCCGTCCCTCAAGAAGCTTCGGGCGCTTGCCAACAAGGCGGAGCACTCCCCCGGTGACAGGGATGAGCTTCAGCAGCTACATCTCAATGTCTGGCTCGATAACTCCACAAGCAGCTTTGTTGAGATGCGGGAATATGACCGGGGCGCAGAACCTTTTGACATCGAGCAGTTTGCGGGTAAGCCGTGCTGGGTGGGCGTTGATATGTCTACTAGCGTTGACCTTACTTGCGTCGTTGCATGCTGGCGCGGCGAGGGCGACCACCTCTACGCTCACGCTCACCACTTTTGCCCGGAAGAGGGCATCCACAAGAAGGCCATTGTTGACGGCGTTCCTTATCCTCACTGGCAAGAGAAGGGGTTTATCACGCCCACCCCCGGAGTGAAGATCGATCAGGACTATGTTGAGCGGTACATCACCGGCTTGTGCCAGAAGTACCGTGTGCAGGAAATCGCATTCGATGATGCCTATGCGGGCCTGCTCATTGCGTCACTCCAGAAAAGTCACCATCCGGTGATAACCATGCAACAGGGGTGGAAAACTCAATCCCCCGCGCTGATGCGCCTAGAGGCAAGGATACTTGCGGGAGAATTTCATCACGGCGGCAATCCCGTTCTGCGGTGGAATTTTGAAAACGCTGTTGTGAATACCGACAGCAACGGCAATCGCACGCTCCACAAAGGCAAATCAACAGACCGAATTGACGGGTGCTTCGCAACATGGATGGCGGCCGACCGCGCTTCATTCGGTGGCAATCTTGATTCCGTCTACAGAGATCAAACGGCGCGGCCCGGTGGGCTTCGCATAATTGGAGGTCGTCGTTGATGGCCAGAACCGAAGATGACCAGTTAGTATTCGCGCTTGAGACCCGCATCCGGGATCTTGAGCGCAACATGAACAAGGCCGCCAGAATTGTTGGAAAATCTGGCGACCAGATCGAGAGCCGGTTCAAGAAGCTCTCCAACTCAGTTTCTACCGGGGTGACCGGTGCCGTGGACAAGGCCAATGCGGCACTAGGTAAGCTGGGGATTGGTGCGACTATCGGCGTGGCGGGTATCACCGCCGCCGTTGCAGGTGTGCAGCAGCTTTCGGACACCGTTGCCAGAACTGGTGATGCGGCTCGCCGGGCTGGACTGGATTTTAAGACCTTCCAGCAACTGGCCTACGTCGCGAAGTCAAACCGCATTGAAGTTGATGCTTTAACTGATGGTGTGCGTGAGCTTCAGCTTCGCGGTGCTGAATTCTTTTCTACCGGGGAGGGCAGTGCGGCTGAAGCTTTTAAGGCTCTTGGGTATTCTGCGGAAGAGGTCCGTGAAAAGCTCAAGCAGCCTTCTGCCTTCCTCACCGAAATCTTGGACAAGCTCAAGCAGTTCGACAAGGCCAGCCAAACCCTGATGACCGACTCCCTTTTCGGTGGAACCGCCGCCGAAGAGTTCGTGCGCCTCATCGATCAGGGCGCTGACGGAATCAGGCGAACCATCAGCGAGGGTGAGGCACTCGGCCAGGTGCTGACTGATGACGTGCTAGTGAAGGCGCGTGACCTTGATGATGTGTTCCGCGATGTCGGGGACACGGTGGGCGGCCACCTCAAGGCACTCATCATTGAGGCGTCTTGGGAGCTCGCCCGATTCATTGACACATGGCGAGGTTTCGAGAACCAGCGAACCACCACCCTTGATGCCAGCCTTGCCAGCATCGGTGAGAAGCGTCTTGAGATTGAGACCAAAATTCTTGAGTTGCGCGACCAGATGCGCAACAACACAAGCTTTCTGGCGCAGGCGGAAAACCGGCAAACCGAAGCGACAATCAAGGCGCTTCAGGAGCAATCCGACAAGCTCAACCAGCAAGAGTCCGAAATCCTTGGCGTGCTGAAAAAGCGCGACCCGGCGACCTCTCCTAGCAACCCGCCGCCGACTCGGACGTTGCCGCCTCCGCCACCGGATAAGGGCGGCGGAAGAAGTAAGGCGGCATCTGATGCGGAGCGCGAGCGCGAGGCCGTGGATAGGCTCATTGAGTCTTTGGATTTCGAATACTCGATGATTGGCAAGACCGACGTGCAGCGGGAAAAGATGCTTGCCTTACGGCAGGCGGGCAAGGCCGCCACTGAGGAAGAAAAGCTCGCCATCATGAGTAAGGTTGACGCGATTTATGCGGAAACCGAAGCCTATGATAATGCGAAGGCAGCGGCAGAAGACGCCAGAGATGCAGCGCGTGATTTCGCCGGCACGTTGGTGAATGGCTTGGTAGAGGGCAAAAGCGCGACAGAGGCGCTAGGCGATGCCCTCAAGAACCTTGGCAGCCGCCTGATAAATTCTGGCCTTGATAGCCTATTCGGTATGGGCGGCAAGGGCGGCGGCATCTTCGGCGGGCTGTTCAACCTCTTCGGTGGTGGAACCTCCGCGGCCTCATATGCTGGCCTATCAGGCGGCTTGTTTTCTGACGGCGGCTACACCGGCGATGGGACGAAGTACGAACCTGCGGGGGTGGTCCATAAGGGCGAATACGTCTTTGATGCCGATGCAGTCCGCAAGGCAGGCGGTCCGAAAGCGATGGAGGCTATGCGCCGCAATCTCAAGGGGTATGCGGACGGTGGCTATGTCGGGGCTGCCCCGGCGCTTGCTACGCCATCTGTTAGCAAATCGAGTGATGGCTCTTCGGGAGCGTCATCGACCGTTCTCAACTTCTCTCCAACGATCAACGCTGAAGGAGCAGATGCGGCCGGATTGGCGCGCGTTGAGGCGAGCCTCAACCGGCTCAAAGCGGAATTCAACACTCGCGTTGAGGGCGCAGTCAGAGACGCCCGCAAGCGTAACGTGAAACTATAAGGATATTACAACATGGCACTTTTTACTGGATCTATCCTTGCGAGCTTCGGCGCGGGATTGGCTGGCGTTTTCACCAGTATTGGCACCTGCCTGCTTCGAACGAACTTCGAGGAATTTAGTATGGAGGATTACCATGACCGCCATTAACACCTTCGTTCGCGAAAGCGGCATCTATTTCGTTGTCGACGGCGCGACCTACCTGCCAGCTATGGGGGGGCAACCAGCCAAGAGGGGGCGGATGGCCAAGGTTCATCACCTGCCTTGGCTCGGCGCTGCATTCGCAATCACCGGCCCCGTCATGGCAACGTTCTGTCACGGCCCGATGATTGGTGACAGCCCAGCCAAGAACTTCGACGAGTTCGCTACGGGCTTCCCTGAACTCCTCAAGCGGGGCGCGGACGATATGCGGAAGGCCGGGCAGGCCCATCTATTCGGCCCTTGTGAGGTCGTCATCGGTGGGTGGTCAGATGAGCGCCAGCGCTATGAAGCATATGCCGTCAGTACAGACAGCAGCATTTCAAACGGCAAGCCGGCATTCACCCTGCGGCCAGTCACGAAGTACATCAGACCTTATCCGCCGGCTGCCGTCGGTGCTGAATTCCACCCAGAGAGCGCGGCGCGAGACGGCATGCGCATTCTTGAGATGCAGCGCCGTGCGAATGTCGAATCGCCAGACGGAAAAAGCGTCAGCGGCGCAATCGGCGCATTCGCTCAGCTTGCACACCTTACCCGTGACGGCATGACGTCAAAGCTTATCGGCTTGTTTGAGGACTAGACTGCGAATGAACCACAGCCTTTCCGTATGCAAAATAGCCGGGGAGTGGCGGCAATTGCGGCTTACTCTTGGCGCAGCATTTGCCATCGACGCATCTATTCCTGATGGTATGGATGCGTTTCTAGACCGAGTGCAGAACGGCTCCTTTATGATGAGGGAGTTTCGCACGGCCGTAGCAAGCTTGTTGGTGGGGGGTGGCATGTCATACGCCGCTGCTCAGCAATGCATAGCGGCTTCTGGATTGCAGGAAGTAACTAAGATTTGCCTCTCAATCCTCATCTGCTGCATGTCTCCGGACGAAGGCCAGCCACAGAAGGAAACCGGCGGACCAACTGAAGTCTACCGCTTAAAGGACAAGGCGGCAGAGATTTACTCCATGGCTTTCCAAATCGGTCTCAAGCCGCATGAGGTGAGGGATATGACGGTATGGGAGTGGAGTAGATGCGTGGAAGGCTGGAACCGCGCACATGGTCGCGGTGATGAGTTGAAGGCGCCCGCGAAGAGCGAACTGGATGATCTTGTGGCAAAGTACAGTTAGGGGCGAGAAATCGCCCCCAGCAGCCCCAGATAGGGCAGGCGCACGATGACAGTCGAATTCCTGGCAATATCCATCAGGGTGCCGACTTCGCACGCCCCATCATAAGGACGGCCACGGCGGGCGCATGACGCGGCTGCGCTGTCGATGATCCTATAGCCGACCAGTCCAGCCGCAATGATGGTGCGGCCTTCCGGTGCTCCATTGGATGGCGGGACTACAATTATGCGAACGCCGGCAATCCAGATGATTGCGGCAAGCAGGGCGGCGATGAGGGCAAGCGGTATGGCGGTCTTCATGGCCGCACATTGCCAGAAAGACACACGCGCGCAAGTGCTTTCCCCGGTGGGGGGAATTAACTTGAAGTTTACGCTGTTTTAGCTAGGTTGTCCGTGGGCGTCAGAACCCGGACCAGTGATAGGCAAGCAGACGATTGGCGTCGTCGCTGCCGATGCGTGAGACCCTTGGCGGGGTCAAAATCGCTATGCCGTGCGACTTGGCGGTTGCACGAACCCGACCTTTATAGGCCGGGGGAGTGCGCTATGTCCAGATGGGAAACCATTAAAATCGTGCTGCTTGTCTCACTGGCAAGTTCTGAACCCCCGGCCGCCGGTCTGATACCGGCTCTAGGAGCATCCCGCCGTCAGAAGCGCCGTGCTCCCCCGCCGTCAGAAGCGGGCCGACCAGTGAGCAAAACAAATGACTTTCAAATTCAATCCCGCATCCTATGCGGACATGCCTTCACACCTAATTCGCCGGGATATCTCTTCGCAAGTTGAGCGAATGATTGACTATCTCGATTCGCTTGAACCGGATTGTGACATCGAGGTTGACGCCGACATTGAAGCGGCAGAGACCGACCAGAACGAAAATGAGCCTTATTGCGGCTTCGCGCGGGACTATTGGGAGGAAATGGCATGAGAGCCTTTCCAGACCTTGAATCCGAAGTTTGCGACGTATTCAACGCGACCCGCGTTGCCTTGGATTACGTTTCCGCTCAGTTGCTTTCCGTTATGGATAATGATGAGGCGAACACCGCCGCCTACATTCTCCATGATGCCGCCAACAGAGCGGCGCTTCTCAAGATGAAGTTCTATGATGCGATGCGGGAGCATCACGCCGAAGCCTTGGCAGGTGCGGCATGAACTGGCGCGACGTGTATCCAGAGGGCAGCACTGCTATGATCGACGGTGAGCGCTTCGAAGTAAGGCACAATCCACACGGTCTCGGCATTGACCTGCACCGCAGGTCTGACGGCACGTTGGCTGTAACCATCGCACCTGATTACGTGCCGGTGATAGTCGACGGCATTGCCTTTAGGGAGGTGCGAGCATGACTAGCAAGCGCGTTACGCTTCGTCAGACGCTTCGGGAGAGGCAGAAGGGCAGATGCTGCTATTGCGCCGTGGAAATGGTCCCATACGTGAGCGTAGCTGGACGCCGTGTGAGCGGCAAGTGTGAAACGCTTGAGCATCTTCGCCGTAAGTCTGATGGCGGAACCAATGCAATCGACAATATGGCGCTGGCTTGCGCGACCTGCAACCAGAGCCGTGGCGGGCTTGATTGGCTGACCTACAAGACGATGAAGATGGGGGAGGCTCACCGATGATCACGCCAATCGCACACATCGGGCTCTTTGCTTCCTTGGCGTGGTGGGTGGCTTTCGCTTCACCTCTTTCCCCATTCTGAAAACACCCCGGCCCGGTCATTCAGTGGCCGGGCTTTTTGACATGATGAGGAGAATATAATGGCAACAGTTAGCAAAAGAGAATGGGAGCACGCCGGCGTCAAGAAGACCGCTTGGGTTGTCCGCTACAGTGACCAGCTTGGAAAGCGCCGCCTCAAGACCTTTGAGAAGAAAAAGGATGCCGAGGCTTACAAGGTGCAGGTGCAGACCGAGATAGGCGACGGCACCCACCTTGCAGACCGGAGCAATGTCACCGTTTCTGATGCCTTGAAGGACTTCGCTAAGACCTTGGATGAGAGGGTGGCAACCGGCGACAAGATGCGCTTCAAGACGGCCTACGAGTGGAAGAACCGCATGAAGGTGCACATCCGGCCACTGCTTGGAAGCGTCAAGCTTACGAAGCTCACACCGGTCATCATACAGGACTTTGTTCGGTCCGTTGCCGACGTCGGCGGAGCTAACCGCAGCCGAGCCACCGTGACAAAATGCCTTCAAGTTCTGCAGGCCGCAATTGATGACGCAGTTGCGCGTGGAAAGCTTGCTCGCCGAATTGATGTGCTTGAGGGTGTCCGCATGATAGGCCAGCCCAAGAAAAAGGTGACTATCCCGACCAAGGCAGAAATCTTTCAGGCGCTGGAGGCGGCAAAGGGGTGGTTCCGGCCTATCCTCTACATGGCCGTTTTCACCGGCATGAGGCAGGGTGAAATTCGCGGCCTTCAATGGAGTGAGGTTGATCTTGATAAGGGGCTGATAGAGGTCAAGCAAGCGGCTTGCACGCTCTCCGGCATGATCCATACGCCGAAGTCACAGGCGGGTTTCCGGGTGATCCACATGGCACCGGAGTTGGTCGCCGAGCTAAAGGCATACAAGGATAAGCAGAGCAAGACAGACGGACTTGTATTCCTTGGCAAGGATGGTCCGCTTGACCCTCGCGCCGTTCATGCCGCATGGGTGCGCTTGCAGACTGACCTTGGATGGTGCCCGCCGCGTCCAGATTCGGAGAGGCCAAACACGCGCCGAAGCAAGTACAACTCTTCTGGCAAGTTTTCCTTTCACGCCCTGCGGCACGTCACGGCCAGCCTCCTTGTTGAGAGTGGAGCATCCCCGCAACTCATCATTTCGATGATGGGACACGCAAGCATCACCATGACCCACAGCACTTACACCCACAGCTTCGACGACGCCAAGAACCGCGAAAAGACCACAGCGATGCTGAGAGAAGCCTTGTTTGAGGAGGCGTGACCGCGACAAGGGCGCGACATGTTGGAAATATGTCAATAAAATCAACGTCTTTGATCTCCGCTTGCATGGTGATCGTGCGGCCCGTTCCCTTAATTGGTTGAGCGGGCCGCTTTTGTTTTTCCTTCAGACAATCCGTGGCTAGACCGGCCAGTTGAAAGCGAGAGTCCACTCGTTGCCACGGATTCCAAGCGTGGACGCAAGCAATGGACACTTGCCAAAATGAACTATGAAAGAATTTACCGCGATCTCATTGCGGATCGACGCGCCAATCCACCTGCTGAAAATGAATACGCGGAAGTGCATCATATCTTGCCGCGCTGCATGGGCGGAGGAGATGAGGCCGAAAATCTGATTCGATTGATCCCCGAAGATCATTTCTTTGCTCATCTGCTATTGGCTAAAATTCACGATACGGCCTCGATGTGGGGCGCAGTCATGGTAATGCACACGCGCAAATCAAGAAGCGAACTACTGCTCAGGAAGACGCGAGTGGCATACGGCTTTGCACGCAGGCGTTACGGCAAGCTTTGTTCCGAGTTTCGCATCGGTGAAGACAATCCGAACTACAATCCTGAACTTGTGACGCTCAAAAACTTGGGTGGCACTGTCGTTAGCCTTACTCGAATGAATTGGGTTGCTGAGTACGGTATGAAGCACGAGTGGCTTTGCTCATTGCTGTCTGGCAGGATCAAAAGCTCAAATGGTTGGATGCTGCCTGAAACTGAACCGAGCAAAACGGGCGTTCGCTCTGGAAAGCATAACGTACAGGCAGACATCAAGATACGGTATTGGCGTCATGTCGACGGCCGCGTATCCGTAGCGACCAAGTTTCGCTTAGCCGACGTGCATGGACTGCGCATCAATGATCTTAGCGCTGTGATTGCAGGTAAGCACGGTCACCATTCTGGCTGGCACCTTGACCCATCAAGGATAGGCTGGAGTGGAAAGCCTAATAGGGTTCTTGGGCGAGATGATGAAGAGTACACCATCTACCACATTGACGGACGCAAGGTGACTGGAAATCGCAGAGCCTTATCTGGCGAGTGCGATGTAGGGCAAAGAGATATCAGCGCGCTGCTACGCGGCGCCAGAAAGTCTGCTCACGGATGGATGACAAAAGAAGTCATGGATAGCGGATACATCCCTAACATGAAGCCACATGGATATGCAGCGGCTAATGACAACATTGATCCGGATCTGTTTGGTTGCGCCGCATGACCCTCAAGTATCTTGCTCCTTCGATCAAGACCCAGTCTAGATCAAGTCTTGCTCCTGACATCAAGTACGATCGAGAGCGAGAGCGTCGATCGCCTTGGCGAAAGTGGTACAAGACTTCGAGATGGAGAAGGCTGAGAGAAGAGGTGCTTCTCGATTGCCTTTACACGTGTACCCGGTGCGGTAGGCTCGAGCGCAACACTTCGCTCTTGGTTGCCGACCACAAGGTACCGCATCGCGGTCGCGAGGAACTGTTTTGGGACCGCGCCAATCTAACTTGCCTGTGCAAGCCTTGTCACGATGGGGCGAAGCAGCGGGAGGAGCGCGAAGTCCCGCCAGGCGTGTGGGATTGAAGGCCGGGCCCCCAAAAAAGTCCATACTTCCTCTTCGGTCAGGGACCGGCGAGGGAGACACGCGCAACTAAAATTCCATTTTTTGATTTTTTCTGGGGAGAATCACGGCCATGGCCAGCGGCGGTTTTCGTGCCGGGGCAGGGCGCCCTAAAGGCGCGACCGCACCAAAGGCAAAGCCTATAAAAGTGGCGAAAGACATCAAAAAAGCGGCTCGCCAATCTGGGATGTCTCCACTTGATTACATGCTGACAGTCATGAATGACGAGGAGGCTGACGGAGAGCGCCGAGATCGCATGGCGGTTGCTGCGGCACCTTACGTTCATGCGAAGGCTTCCGACGCGGCAGGCGGCAAGAAAGAGCAGGCTCAAGCAGAAGCTGAGAGGCTGACGAAGGATAGCAAATTTGCGGTGCCGGCGCCGCCAGGTGGCGAGTGATGGAGTGGACGACGTCTTGTCCCGACTGGGAAAATAGAATTGTCGCTAAGCAACCGCTGATACCGCCGCCGCTATTTATCGCCGAGGCCGAGGCCGCTCTTGAAGTATTCAAGTCTTTAAAGATCGTGGACGCTCCCGGCCAGCCAACATTTGGTGAGGCCTGCGAGGAGTGGGTTTTTGATTTCGTTAGGGCAATTTTCGGAGCTTATGACGCTGACAGCGGGAAGCGCTTAATCCGCGAGTTTTTCCTGCTTATCAGCAAGAAGAACTCCAAATCGACCTTAGCCGCTGGAATTATGGTGACGGCTCTAGTTCGGAATTGGCGCAGCTCCGCTGAAATCCTTATTCTGGCGCCCACCAAGGAAGTGGCTGATAACGCATATAAGCCAGCATCGGACATGATCCGTGCAGATGAAGATCTAAAAAGGATCATGCATCCGCAAGACCATTATCGGATGATTACCCATCGCGGCACGAAGGCTACCTTGAAGGTGGTTGCGGCCGATAGCGACACTGTATCCGGCAAAAAGGCATCTTTCGTTCTCGTTGATGAACTTTGGCTTTTCGGCAAAAAGGAAAATGCCGACGCCATGCTACGGGAGGCGACTGGTGGATTGGTGTCTAGGCCTGAAGGCTTTGTAATCTACCTGTCGACGCAGAGCGACGCGCCACCTGCTGGTGTATTCAAGGCCAAGCTCGATTACTATCGAAATGTCCGCGACGGCATGATCGATGATCGCAAGAGCCTTGGTGTTCTGTACGAATTTCCCAAGGCAATGGTGGAGCGCGAAGAATACCTGAATCCCGAGAACTTCTACATCACCAACCCTAATATGGGTAAATCGGTGAGCAAGGAGTGGCTTGAGGATGAGCTAAAGAAGGTCCTGGCTGGCGACGGGGATACAAAGCAGACATTCCTGTCCAAGCACCTCAATGTCGAGATTGGCCTTAACCTTCGCGCCGACCGCTGGCCTGGAGCAGATTACTGGGAAGGCAACTCTAAATCAGGATTGACGTTAGAATCCCTTCTTGATCGAAGCGAAGTGGCGGTAGTCGGCATTGATGGCGGCGGTCTTGATGACTTGTTCGGCATCTCAGTTCTCGGCAGAGAAAAGGGAAGTCGTGACTGGCTTTGCTGGAATCACGCTTGGGCACACGATGACGTTTTGGTTCGCCGAAAGGAAATCGTGTCGGTACTGCGCGACTTCGAGAAGAGTGGTGACGTAACGATATGCTCTGACCCCTTCGAACCGATCAGGCAAGTCACCGAGATTGTTCATCAGGTCAAGTCGACCGGCATCCTTCCGTCAATCAACGGGATTGGTGTTGACCCCGCCGGGATTACTGCGTTGGTCGACGAGCTGACGGCTCGCGGAATCGACGGAGATACTATCGTCGCTGTTCGCCAAGGTTACGCTCTTTCTCCTGCGACATGGGGCCTTGAGGTAAAACTCAAAAACAAAACCTTCTGGCACTGCGGCTCGCCCTTGATGGCGTGGTGCGTGGGTAACGCCAAGGTAGAAGTGCACGGCGGTGCGGTGATCATCACTAAACAGAGCAGCGGCAGGGCGAAAATCGACCCACTGGTTGCTACTTTCAACGCCGCGATGCTCATGAGCCGCAATCCAGAAGGGTTGTCGCAATCAGTCTACAAGACACGTGGCATCCGCCTAGCTGGTTGAATCGGAAGGATAATATGGGATTTTTTGACCTCTTCCGGTCCAAACCGGAGGCTGAGGCGCCTAGACGTACGCCTCGCGCCGACTGGCAACAGTTTGAAGACCTTGACGATCCGTATCTCGCGCAGTTTCTCCGGTCCGGCCGGGAGACGGCGAGTGGTGCGGTTGTCACGCCAAGTCTTGCGCTTTTCAACACCACCGTTTTTCGTTGTGTCGACCTTATCTCAGGGTCGATCGGCATGTTGCCGCTATATCTGATGAGGAAGTCTGAGAAGGGTGGCTACGCTGAAGCCGAAGACCATCCGCTTTACACGGTGTTGCAGTATCAGCCAAATTCCTGGCAGACGGCCTACGAGTTTCGTCGCCAGATGCAGGCCCACGCGCTGACACATGGAAATGCATATGCTCGGATCGTCAGGGGTGTTGGTCGTCGCGTGATTGCCCTTCACCCGCTCCATCCGAGTAACGTGTGCGTTGAGCAGGCAGACGACCTGACGGTGACATATAAAGTCACACTCAAGGGAGGTCGATATGTCGAGCTTCCAGCGTCCGAGGTGTTTCATGTCCGCGACATGTCCGATGATGGAATTGTCGGCCTATCGCGCGTGAAGCAGGCCAAGGAGGCTATCGGTCTTGCCCTCCAAACGGAGCAGGCGGCCGGACGGCTATTCAAGAACGGCACGATGGTAGGCGGCGCGCTTACGCACCCTGGAAAATTGGGTGACGAAGAATTCGAAAACCTCGATACCAGCCTGAAGGACAAGTTTTCAGGTGCCGAAAATGCCCACAAGTGGCTAATCCTCGAAGAGGGGATGAAGGCAGAGCAGTTTTCTCCGAGTGCGCGTGACAGCCAGCAAGTTGAAACGCGAAATCAGCAGATTGAGGAGATCGCCAGGGCATTTGGCGTCCCGAGGCCGCTTCTCATGATGGATGATACTTCATGGGGCAGCGGCATTGAGACGTTGGGCCAGTTCTTTGTCCGCTATGGCCTTGCGCCATGGTTCATCGCTTGGGAACAGGCGATCGCCAGGTGCCTTTTGACGCCAGATGAGCGACGTAACCACAAGGCTGACTTTGATGAACGCGAACTTCTGCGCGGATCCATGAAGGATCAAGCGGAGTATCTCACAAAAGCTCTTGGTGCCGGCGGATCTCGGCCGTTCATGTCGCAGAACGAAGCTCGCGATTACATCGGCCTCGTCAAAAGCGACGACCCAGACGCGGACAGCCTTAAAAATCCGATGACGCAGCCTCCATCGGGCGCGTCCACTTCTCCTGAAGGACAAAAATGAGCCTACACAGAGCACCGGTCAGCGCCGTTGCGCGGCCAAAGTCGTATGAGTGGGACGTACCAGTTGCCGCACTTGAACGATGGGAACCATCGCCAAAGGCCGCCGAAGCGTCAGACGCTAACACAATCTCCATCTTCGACGTTATCGGCGAGGATTTCTGGACTGGTGGTGGGTTTACCGCAAAACGAGCGGCCGCAGCGCTCCGTGCGATTGGCCCCAATCCGGTAACCGTCAACATCAACTCCCCTGGCGGCGATATGTTTGAGGGGTTGGCGATCTACAACCTACTTGCCAGCCACCCAGCTGAAGTCACGGTCAATGTGATGGGATTTGCCGCCTCCGCGGCGTCCATCATCGCAATGGCGGGAGACAAGGTGGTGATGGCGCCGGGGTCCATGATCATGATCCATCGAGCGTGGGGCATTGCAGTCGGCAATACCCATGATTTCGCAGATTCAGCGGCGCTTTTCCAGACTTTCGATAGCGCGATGGCTGACGTCTACGCCGGTCGTACTGGGCTCGAAACAGACGAACTCATGTCGATGCTGGATGGCCCGAGCAAGGCCTCTGATGGCACATGGATGTCTGCGGATGAAGCAATCGACAAGAATTTTGCCGATGAAAAGGCCAGTTTCACCCAGAATGGTGGAGCGAAAGCAGAGTTGCCATCGCATGTACTTGCGATGCGAAAAATTGAGAAGGCGCTTGCCTCTGCGGGGTTCCCAAGGCGGACAAGAAGCCAACTTTTGAATGATATCCGAGGCACGCGCGATGCAGCCACGGACGCCACGCGGGATGCTGGCGACGAGCAAGCTCATGCCGATTTTTCTGCGCTGAAAGATGCGCTCAACGGCACAATTAAATCTCTTCGGAAAGGATAACCCGCGTGGATATCAACGATGTAAAGTCTCTCATTGAAGAGCAGGGCCGCGCCTTTGAGGCGTTCAAGTCCGAACACAACGCAGCCCTCGCTGACGTCAAGAAGGGCACTGAAGATGTGGTTCGCACCGAAAAGGTTGACCGCATCAATAACGCAGTTGGCGAACTACAGGCTGCACTTGATGAGCAGGCAGCGAAGCTCGCTGCTCTTCAGACTGCCGGAGCTCAGCGCGATGGCAAGGACCAGACGAACCCTGCATACAGCAAGGCGTTTGAGAAGTTTTTCCGCAAGGGTGACGAGTCTGCCATCGAAGCGGCTATTGCTGGCGGTCCGAACGCCTCGCTGAACGTCACTACTCCGGAAGATGGTGGCTACACCGCGCCGCAGGAATGGGACCGGACAGTTACCGACAAGCTGAAGATTGTGTCTCCGTTCCGACAGATTGCGACGGTCATCACGATCAGCGGTAATGGCTTCTCCAAGCTCTACAATGACCGCGCGACCGCTTCCGGTTGGGTTGGTGAATCTGCTGCTCGCCCTGAAACTACGACGGCGAAGTTCGCCGAAGTGAAGTTTAATACGGGCGAGATTTACGCCAATCCGGCCGCAACTCAGCGCCTGTTGGATGATTCCGAGCTTAACCTCGAAAACTGGCTTGCCGGTGAAGTCGAGACAGAGTTCGCGTATCAGGAGGGCGTCGCTTTTGTGTCCGGCAACGGCACTGACAAGCCCAAGGGCGTTCTGACTTACACCGCCGTTGGCTCGCATCCTTGGGGCGCTATTCCTACGGTCAATTCTGGCGCCGCCGCCGCTCTGACGACCGACGGTCTCATTGACCTGGTTTATGACCTGCCGAGCGAGCGCACTCCGAATGCGCGGTTTACAATGAACCGCAAGACGCAGGGCGATATCCGTAAGCTGAAAGACGGCCAGGATAACTACATCTGGCAGCCCGGCCTTGTGTCTGGTCAGCCGGCGACCATCCTTGGCTTCCCGGTCACCGAAATAGCCGCAATGCCTGACATCGCGGCAGATGCTGTTCCGATCGTATTCGGCGACTTCGCTCGCGGTTATCTGGTTGTCGACCGCATGGGTATCCGCATTCTTCGCGATCCTTACACCAACAAGCCTTTCGTGCAGTTCTACACCACGAAGCGTGTTGGCGGCGGTGTCACTGACCCGACGGCTCTTCGCTACCATAAGGTTGCGGTAACTCCGTAATCGATGATTGGGGAGGCTTTACGGCCTCCCCGCCCATCTAACTATAAGGGAGTCGGAACGCTCCCGTCACACAGGAGGCGCCGATGGAAGTGCGTGTTGCGAAGGCATTCAAGGCGGTGCCTGAAGGCGAGGTTTATCCGCGCCAGTTTGATGTTGGCGATATTGTAACAGGGCGCGTGGCTGATATAGCGCGAGCACTTGGGTGCGCGGCGGAAGACGTTAAGCAAAAACCGGCTCGACAAGGCAAGCAGACAGATGGCGGTTAGTCTTGAGCGAGCCAAGTCCCACCTGAGGGTATTTCACGACGATGAGGATGCCGATATTCAGGCGTATCTTGATGCCGCAGAGGCTTACGTTCTGAAATACTGTAACCGTGACGCTATTCCGGCCGGAGCCACATCGGTATTCGAGGCGTCGGCGCTCTTGGTGTTGGGCGATCTCTATGAAAACAGGGAATCGCAGGCGGACATCACCCTCTATGAGAACAGGTCTGCGCATCGTCTTGTTGACCCGTATCGCCTTCTTCGGGTGTAGCCATGTGGCTCCGCTTCCATAAACCCTACGACTGGCGCCAGCCAGGCTTCACCGTTGCCTATCAGGCCGGCGTTTACAACGTCACTCGCGCATGTGCGGCCGCTGCGATAGCGGCCAAGGCTGCTGAACCCACCAAGGATCGACCGAATGCCAAACATCATGAAGAAGGTAAAAAACCTGAACAGGTTTCTGCTTGATGTGAAACTTGGCCTAGATTTTGGCTGGTCGTTGCGGCGTTCTGTCAGAGAAGCTCGCCGCGTATACGGGTGGCTACATGGTTAAACGCAAGAGGGCGGGCGCAGGCTCGCTGAGTGAGCGCATCGGCTTTGAGGCCGAGGTTGAGGGCGATGATGGATATGGTGGAGTTGTGGTGGGCTTTGCGGAGCAATTCGTTGAGCCAGCCCGCCTTGAACCGCGCGTTGGCAGCGAGCCTGTCATCGCCAGCCGTCTGCAAGGCGTCCAGCCCTTCATCATGACCATCCGCAGTAACGAGCGCACGCGCACCATTACGCCGGCTTGGCGGGCGCGGAACAAGCGTTCTGGCGTGGTCTACGCGATCAAGGCTGCGGTCAACATCGACGAACGCAACCAGTGGATCGAGCTGCTTGTGGTTGAGGGAGATGCCGGATGACAATTCTTGGCCTTGCCAAACTTAACCGCAAGCTGAAACAACTTCCTGTCGCCGCTGAAAAACGCATCAAGGAAGCGATGGAGGTCGGTGCCAACGAGATCGTTGCGCTGATGAAGTCGCTTGTTGCAGTGGATAGTGGCGATCTTCGCGATTCAATTGGATGGACGTGGGGCGAAGCTCCGAAATACAGCCAAAAGATAGCGACAGTGAAGTCATCCAACGGCAAGCTGGTAATCACTATCTATGCCGGCAATGAAAAGGTGCGCTATGCCCACCTTGTGGAATTCGCCACCAAGGCGCACGAGAACGGCGGTCTATACGCCGGTACTCAGCACCCCGGAACGAAGGCGCAGCCATTTTTCTTTGTTTCGTACAGGGCTCTGCGCCGCCGCACGAAGTCGCGCATCACGCGCGCAATAACAAAATCGGCGAAGGAGGTAGCAGCAAGTGGCTGATCCTACCTTGGAGCTTCAGGGCGCCATTATCGCGCGCCTCAAGGCAAATTCTGCCGTCACTGCGCTAGTTGGTAGTCGCGTCGCGGACATTCCTCAGTCTGCATGGGCAAAGCCATACATCAGCATCGGCCCATCCAACTACGTAGCCGAACTTGTCGACTGCGTCGATGGCGGCGAGGTTATGATGCAGATCGACTGCTGGTCTGAATCTACGACCATGAAAGAAATACGCGACATTGCTGACGCGGTACGCCGGGCGCTCCGGAATTGGGAGCCTGCGCTAGCGACGAACGCCATCGTGACATTCGATCCATGGCGCACGGATTTCATTCGCGACGGCGCACTTAAGCAGGCCTCGCTTCGCTACACGGCGATCGTCGAAGAGCCGTAACGGCTGGCTTTTAGCGGGCCGCAACCATCACCCACCAACACTAGCCGGTTGACGGCACATAAGGAGCCCTTAAATGGCGCAGCCTATTACTGCACGCTTTGGCAAATTCAGGATTCTTCTCGGCGATGACGCCGATCCTATCGTCTACACTGCGCCGTGCGGCTTCACTTCGAAGTCAATGACGCTCAACAAGTCTCTGTCCGAGGTTAGCCTCCCGGACTGCGCCGACACAGACGCACCTATCGTCCTCGGCCGCGACGTTGAAAGCATTTCCACGTCCATCTCTGGCGAGGGCGTTCTTGCTGCTTCTGCAGTAGAAACATGGCTTGACGCATACGAAAGCACGGAAAGTGTGCCGGTTAAGGTTGAGATTGAATTCTCCACTGGCGTCGTTACATGGACAGGCGCGATGCATATTGAATCGCTTGAACTCGGCGCTGAGCAGGGTGGTCGCGTTACCATCAATGTCTCCATGCAGAGCGATGGCGCGCTTACTCGCACGAGCACGATCGTCTAATGAGCCGTGACGCAACGGTAACGTTCGACTGGGCAGACGGGACGCATTCGTTCCGTCTCGCCTGGGGGCAGCTTAGCGAACTGCAAGAGAAATGCGAGGCCGGCCCATATGTCGTGCTCCAGCGGCTGCACAGCGGCGAGTGGCGCGTCGAGGATATCAGCAACATCATCAGGCTGAGCCTTATCGGCGGCAAGATGGAGCCGGTGGCTGCGCTGAAGCTGGTGCGCGCGTATGTTGAGGCCCGCCCGCCAATGGAGAACCTTGTGCCAGCGCAGGTCATCCTGTCTGCCGCGCTCATGGGGGCGCCGGAGGAGGCTGTGGGGGAGGGCGACGCAGCAAATCAAACCGAAAACAGCTTGACGAACTCCCCAACGGCAAGCTGAGGTTTGCTGCGCTCTACGGGACTGCGGCCGTGATGGGATTTACGCCGCAACAGGTTAACGAAATGTCTGTTTGGCAATTCATGGCGGCTGTTGACGGCTACGTCGAGGCAAACACGCCTGATGACGGGTCGCTGACGACGAAAGAAATCGACGATCTTTGGGAGTGGGTGCAGGGGTGATCGATTCATACGTCAACCATTGACATGGGTATGGTCGTGAGCCATATATAAGGTACTTCTAGGGTCAGCCGAGACCTCCTTAAACGGCATATACAGAAAAGCTCGCAGGGGTGATGACCTGGCGGGCTTTTTTGTTGGCAGACGCGGTGCGCGGGCTCCGCATCTGCCTCAGTCAGTTATCGCTTAAAGCGATCGACAATCTGCATCACAGCTAAAACCGTCGCCGGTATAGCCATGATGAGCAGAAGCACTTCTAGAGACATGAGGCCTCCTTTCTATGTTGGCCGGGTTTGGATTGCCGCTTGATGAGGGCGGCCCCACACTCGTCGGAAGCAACAGGCATCCCGCGATGCTTTCGTGCTCTCCTTATCCGCCGAGTGCTGCCAAGAATGAGGATGACCAGTTCTATTGACGGTTGTCTAGTCAGATTTTGAGTTGAGCGCCGCATGGATGGCTTCAATATGTTTGTCCAGATCGGATTCGCCACCAACAGGGCGAAGCTGGACGAGCATCTTTTGCACCTCAACCAATATCGGGCGGGCGGCAAGGCCAGTGTGGATTAGTTGGCGGATGGCTTCGGCGCGAGATGGTAATTCTTCCTGCTGACGACGCCAGTCATCTACTGCCCTGATGAACTCATCGGACACCC